GCCGCACGCCGCGCCGAAGACGCGGCCCTCCTCGACGCCCTTGCCAAGGACGGGCGCATCGCCCCCGGCCTCAAGGATGAGATGGCCGCGTTCATGGAAAACCTCGACGCGACGGACGAGGTGTCTTTTGCCGAAGGCAAGACCGCCAGCCAGCGCGACTGGTTCCGCGACCTGCTCTCAAAACGGGCCAAGCCGCTGATCGATTTCAGCGAGCGGGCGGGTGGTGACGCCCTGCCACAGGTCAAGGGAGCGGACGACATCACCGCAGCGGCCAAGCGGCTGATCAAGGACGCCGAGGCCGAAGGCCGAACGCTGAGCTTTGCGGAGGCGGCCCGGCAGATCGAAGAAACCATGGAGAGCGACGATGCCTAATCCCGGTATGTTCATCAAATCCTACACCGCCGAGGCGGCGGTGCCCGGCCGCCGGATCGTCAAATTCGGCGCGGGCGGCGGCATCCTTGTGGCCGCCTCCGCGACCAATCTCGCGATTGGCATCTCGGACCAACTGGATGCGGCCATTGGCCAGACAGCGGACGTGATCATGTCCGGCTCCGGAGAGCTCAAGCTCGCGGGCACAGTCGCCGCAGGTGCGCCCGTCGCCTCGAACGCCTCGGGCCTCGGTGTGGCCGCAGTGGCCGGAGCCGGAAACATCGCCATCGGCTACGCGCTGCAGGCGGGCGTCGCTGGCGACATCATCGACGTGGCCATCGCCCGTCACTCTGTCACCTGATCTTTAGGAGCGCTGATCCATGAGCACCCCCACCCCCTTTGTCGTCGATCCGGTCCTGACCGCCATCGCCGTCAATTTCCGCAACCCCGACATCTCGTTCATTGCCGACGAGGTCATGCCGCGCGTGCCGGTCATGGCTACGGATTTCAAATGGACCTATTTCCCGCCTGAGCAGATGTTCACGGTGCCCGACACGGAAGTCGGCCGCAAAGGTCTGGTCCAACAGGTTGAGTTCACCGGCGAAGAGCGCACCTCTTCGGTCAAGGACTACGGTCTCGACGACGTGGTGCCGCAGCGCGACATCGATGCCGCCCGCGCCCTGCGCGCCGCTGGCAATTCGGCTTTCGATCCCGAGGCGCGCGCCGTCGAGGGTCTGGCCCATCTGATCCAGCTCGACCGCGAAAAGCGCGTGGCCGCCATGGTGCAGGACGCGGCCAACTATGACGCGGACAAAAAAGTGGTGCTCTCGGGCGCGGGCCAGTTCAGCGATCCCACGTCCGATCCCATCGGCGTGATCTCTGCCGCCCTTGATGCCACCTTCATCATGCGCCCCAACGTGGCCGCGATGGGGCGTAAGGCCTGGACGGCGCTCTCGACCCATCCCGATATCCTGAAGGCCATCAACCGGACCTCGGGCGACAAGGGCCGCGCCGGCCGCGAGGCGGTGGCGGAGCTTTTCGAACTCTCTCAGATCCTCGTGGGCGACAGCTATATCAACTCGGCCCGCAAGGGTCAGACGGCTGCCTTCGAGAAGGTCTGGGGCGGCAATATCGCCCTGATCCATCGCAACACTCAGGCCGGTCCGGACGGCACCGCCCCCGCATGGGGCTGGACGGCGCAGTTCGACGGGCGCGTCTCGGGGCGCTTCTTTGACCCCAAGGTCGGCCTCAAAGGTTCCACCACGCTCCGCGTAGGCGAGCAGGTCCGCGAAGTCATCGCGGCTCCGGCCACCGGCTATCTGATCGAGGATGCGGCATGAGCTATCTCATCAAACGCACCGTGATCGCAGCCAAGCGGCTGGAGGCGGGAACGACCGTCCCCGCGCAAAAAATCGGCGGGGAGGCGCAGATTGCGCGCCTTCTCGCCCTGGGCGCAATCGAAGAGGCCGGGGACGCGGCAGACACCGCGCCGCCGCTTGTCCTCGACGACGCGCTGCGCGTGGCCTTGACCAATGCCATCAACGCCCTGCCCGGCGACGCCTTCGACAAGAGCGGCAAGCCCAAGGTCAAGGCACTGCAGGACGCGCTTCCCGGTTTGGCCGACCAGATCACCGCCGCCGCGCGGGATTCGGTCTGGGCCGGGATGCAGGCCGCCGCCAACGCGGCATCCTGAAATTCCAGAGCGAAAGGATCAATCGCGAACCTCACGGGCACATAGGGCGACAACCAGACCCCTCCGGAGGCGATCCGAGTAGGCGCGGCCCACGCGAGTTGGAGCCTGCAACGTCTGAGGAATGGACGTGACAGCCGGGAGAGACCGGCACCAAACACCCAACCCGGAGGCGCGCCATGGCCGAGACGATCAAGAGCACCGACGACACCCGGGTCGAAAACAGCCCCGTGCGGCACAGCTACCGCAAACTGGGCGACATCGAGAAGGCCCGGGTCGAGGCGATCAAGGATATCGGCCAAAGGTTTCTCGACGAGATCGCCGCCGATCAGGGCCGCGAGTTTTCCCTCGCGCGCACCAAGATCGAAGAGGCCGTCATGTGGGCCGTCAAAGGGGTGGCCCGCTGATGGCCTACCTGACTGTGCAAGACATGATCGACCGCTACGGCGAAGGCTTCCTCGCCGAAGTGACGGCGCGTGACACAATCCCCGGCGTGATCGGTATGACCGCGCTGCAGGTGGCCGTGGACGACGCCGTGTCTGTCGCCGAGAGCTATGTCGCAGGGCTTTACAATGCAGACAATCCGCCCCGTGTCCTGACGATGCATACTGCGGCAATTGCCTGGTACCGGCTGCTCGGTGCGCGGGCCGCCGCCTTTGACGGGGCCGAAGAGGGCTATGAGGCCGCGATCAGCTTTCTGCGCGAAGTGCGCAAGGGCGAGGCCTCGCTCGGAGACGAGACGCCCGAGGACACAGGCCGGGGCAATCCCCAGCTACCCCAGATCAGCGCGCCGGAGGGCACCTTCACCCGCGACAGCCTGAAGGGGTTCTGAGATGGTCACCCTCACAGTCAGCCTCGACAGTCTCGACTTTGACAGCGCCATTGCCAATGGCCTGCGCCAGTTGTCCGACCTCACCCCTTTGATGCGCCGCATCGGCACCGTTCTGGAAACCTCCGTCTCGGAGCGGTTCGAGAAGGGCGAAGGCCCGGGCGGCATCGCGTGGCCCGTCTCGCACCGCGCGCGCGAGTTCGGCGGCAAGACGCTGGTCGACAGTACACGCCTGCGGGACAGCATCGTGACAGAGGCTGACAGCCAGTCCGCGCGCATCGGCACCAACGTGCCCTACGCCGCCACCCATCAGTTTGGCGCGTTCATCGAGCCGAAGGCCGCGGGCGGTGACGCCACGGCCAAACTCGCCTTCACCCTGCCCAATGGCCAATTCATCATGGTCGACCAGGTCGAAATTCCAGCCCGGCCCTTTCTGGGCTTTGACGACAAGGACGAGACCGACATCGTGGACACGGTCGAGACCTATCTCCGCGAGGTATTCGCATGAACATCTCCGATGTCATGGCCCGCCTCGCGGCTGAGGTGCCCGAACTTGGCGGTCGTATCGACGGCGGGCGCGCCTTTGTCGATCTGATCCGCTCGAAGAAACTGCCGGCGCAATCGGTCGCGGCCTATGTCTTTCCCTCCGGCATTCAGGGGGGCCGCCCGGATGCTGCGTCGGGTGTGTTCAGCCAGATGCTGACCCACCGCACGAGCGTGGTGATCTTCGCCCAAAGTTTTGATCGCACCGGGGCCGCCTCCCTCGACAAGATCGACCAGTTCCTGATGCGCGTGGTGCGCGCCTTGGCGGGATGGGCACCGGGCGACGAGGTCGGTGTCTTCCGGTTCGAGCGCGGCCAACTCATGTCCAGCGGTGCCGGTGTGCTCGCCTACCAGCTTGATTTCTCCATCGATGACCAACTGAGGATCCTCTCATGACCAATCTTCCGACCTCCGGCGGGGCGTACACCCGCGATGACAAGGGCGCGCTGAAGCGCGCGGATGCGTCGCCCTCAAAGCCCGCCCCCACCCCGAAACCCGAGAAGAAGGACGCTGACAAATGAGCCTGCTCTGGAGACGCAAGGTCCTGCTGGCCAAGCAGGAAACCACCTATGGCACCGATGCCGCCCCGACCGGCACTGATGCAATCCTCGCCACGGATGTGCGCCTGTCGCCGATGCAGGGTCAGGATCTGGACCGCAATCTCGATACGCCGCACGGCGGCCCCACCGGCACGATCCCCGTCGATCTGCACCGCACGATCTCGTTCAAGGTCGAACTGGCAGGCTCCGGTACCGTCGGCACCGCGCCCCGCTGGGGCCGTCTCCTGCGCGCCTGCGGCTGTGCCGAGACCGTGACGGCGGCCACCTCCGTGGTCTACAACCGGGTCTATTCAAACCTCGAGAGCATCACACTCCACCTCAATATCGGCGGCACGCTCTATGCCATGGTGGGCGTGCGCGGCACCGCCGCCTTTGACGTCTCGGCCTCGGGCATTCCCTATATCGAGTTCGAGTTCACGGCCCTCTATGTGGCCCCGGCCGACGTGGTCCAGCCAACCCCGGACTTTATCGGCATTCCCGACCCGCTGGCCGCGTCGGATGCCAACACGCCGGTCTTCACGATTGATAGCACCTCGCTCGTGATGCGCAATTTCAAGCTCACCCTCGCCAACCGCATCGAGGCGCAGTTTCTGATCGGCGAGGAGGAAGTGATCCTCGACGGGCATGAGAACACCATCGAGGCGCGGGTGCGCGCCGTGACGCTCTCCACCTTCAACCCGTTCACCATGGCGGCCACCCAAGAGAAGGTCGCCGTCGAGATCGAGCACGGCAAGACGGCGGGCAACATCGTCAATATCGCGGCCCCGAATGCCCAGATGCAGCGTCCCGAGGGGCTGGAGGACGGGCAAGGCCGCAAGGAATGGCCGCTGCGCCTCGTGCCACTGCCCACCGCCTCCACCGCCGCCGACCAGTGGGCGATGACGCTCACCTGAGGGGGTTCAACGCCCCCTTCAATGCCCCTTTGAAAGAGAGTTCACCCCCATGTTCAAGATCGACCAGACGCCGACCTTCACCCACCCTGTCGAGATCAAGGTGCCCGCCGATGGCGGCCATGATCTCCAGACGCTCAATGCCACCTTCCGCGTGCTGCCCGATGAAGAGATTGAGGCGCTCGACATGCGCACCACGCGCGGCGAGCGCGAGTTCCTGTCGGCGGCCATCGTCAGTCTCGACGACATCGAGGACGAGAAGGGCAACAAGCTGCCTTACAGCCACGGCCTGCGCGACCGGCTGATTGGACTGGCCTATGTCCGCGTCGCCCTGGTCAACGCCTATTACGCGGCGTTGGTGGGGAAACGGGTAAAAAACTGAAATGGGCCGGGCGGGCATGGGCGCGCGGCGACCTGATCGCAGATGACGCAGGCGGCGACCATGACGACGAGGCGGAATTCTGGGGGATCGACCCGGGTCACCTCCGCCGCGATCCGTCCGGCTCTGGTGTTTGGCCGCAGAATGTCCCGGCGGTGCGGGCCTTTCTCGCGGTCTGCAATCAATGGCGCACCGTCTCGGCCGGGCTGGCGGGTTTCCGCGTGGTGGGCCTTGACTACACGGCCGCGCGGGCGGGCCTGCGCATGAGCGGGGTCAAGGTCACGCCCGCGCTTTGGGCCGAGGTGCAGGTGATCGAAGGCGCGGCTGTGGCCGCGATGAGGGAGAACTGAGATGGCATTCCGTGTCCAGGGCGAGATCCTCATGGACGCCGATCAGGCGAAGGCGGAGTTGCAGGCCACCGGCACCGCCGCGAAATCGGCCTCCCAGGACATTCGCGGCGTCGGCACCCAAGGTGCAACCGCCGCACGCGGGGTCAAGCAGCTTGAGACGGCCGCCAGAACCTCCGCTACGGGCCTTAGGGCGGCAAGCTCGGCCGCCGAGGTCAATGCAGCGGCGACCCAGAAAATGGCCTCGGCCAATCGCCTCGCCGCAGGCTCGATGGGCAACCTCGTGGCGCAGGGCAATGACGTGTTTGTCATGCTCGCGGCGGGTCAGAACCCGCTCACGCTGGCCATTCAGCAGGGCACGCAAATCACTCAGGTGATCGGGCCGCTCGGGGCGGCGGGCGCGTTCCGGGCATTGGGCGGGGCGGTTCTCGCGATGCTGAGCCCGATCAATCTGATCACCATCGGCGCACTGGCGGCGACCGCTACCGTGGTCAATTGGTTCATGTCCTCCTCGGAAGAGGCCGAGAGTTTCGCGGACAGCGTCGAGGCGCTCGAGAACCGGATCGACAGCCTGAGGGACAAGATCGCCGAGGCCTCATCCACCCGGCTCGAACTGGCCGACCGCTTCGGCGAAGGCTTTGTGGACCGCGCCCAAGACCTGCTCGACCGGATCGTCGAGGCCGAGAAGCGTATCACCGCCCGTGAGACCGGCGAAAACATCGGAGATTTTCTGGGCGAAACCGGCGTGGACTTTGGGCGCATCAACCGCAACCGCAACCTCCTGCCGCAATCGGTCGACGGCGGGCTCGACGTGGCCGAGGGTCAAGCGCTCTCCACGCTCGCTTCTGAGTTCGACCTCAGCGGTCTCTTTGGGCGGATGCGTGCCGGGAGCCGTGAACTTGTTCAAGACGTTCTCAACGATTTCGCCGCCCTTCAGGAGGCCGCGCAAGGCACGGTCGAAGAACAAGCCGCCGCCGTCGACGCGCTGATCGAGAGCTACACCCGCGCCGCGCTGGCCTCGGGGGAGACGTCCGAGGCAGAGCAAGACCGCCTCCTGACGCTTGACAAAATGCGTCTGACCCTGGCCGAAGTTGCCAAGCTGCAAGGGGAAGACCCCGCCCGAAACCGCCAGACCGAAGAAATGCTGACCTTCCTCGATCTGGTGACCAAAAGCACCGGCGAGCAGCTGAAGGCCGAGGCGGCGGCGCAGGCCACGCTCTCGACCATGATCCAGCAGAATGGCGTGGCCGAGGCTATCGCGCGGGCAGGCGCGGACAGTGCCGAGGTGACGCGGTTGCGCGCGCAGTTCGCCCTCGATGCGGCGCTTGCGGAGGCC